ATTTGAATAGGGGGTGTATTTTTTGAGACCCCCCTCCTATGCTTTTAGTCCTCTCGGATGACTTTTTTATATATATCTAGTGGATCTATTTCAATTAATCTATCAATCGCTCTTTCAATCTCTTCATTTTCTTCTTTTTCTGTCATATCATCAGTAGTTTCAGTAAGTCTAGCAAGCTTTGAGCTTGTATAATAACCTTTTTCTATATCAAACATGTACCAAGAAACAGAATCATCGAAAGGATTGAAAGGATTATCAATTGTTGTAATGCTAACTCGACGTGACATTTTACTTTGCTCCTTTCAAATAATTAGCAACTGTTGAAGGTGAAAGATTCATCTTCTCTGCAATCTGACTTAAAGTAAAGTCTGAATTGCTCATTGCTTTAATTCTGTTAATCTGTGCTGCATTAAGTGTCTTTCTTGCTTTAGGCATTGCTCTTTGTCTAAGAGAATCTGGATCAGTATTATCTAGAATTTTCTTTAATTTATTCTCACTAATAGCTCCAGCTTGAATAGCTTCCCATTCTTTATCTGTAATAACAATAGCTCTTTCTCTTCTTGAGATAGAACCAACTTCGTTTCTATACTTAGACATGGTTCTTTGAGAAAGCTTCTTATAATCATCTTTATCCATTGATGGATTGGCTTCTTTAGCTTTCTTTAATTCAGATGTAGCTAATCTAGTAGCGTGTCTTTCTTTAATACTATTAGTTCTAGCATCATTTAATTTTGCTTCTAAAGATTCAACTTCTTCTTTGTATACCTTTTTAGCTATTGGGTCACTCTTTAAATTACCAGTACGTATCATTTCCATACGTGCTTTGTTAGCCATAGCTTTCATATGATTAGCATAATCAGCGTAAATTAATTCCATTGGATGTTTGTTACTAGAAACTAATGTGTAAGCATCATCAGTTTCAGTCATCTTTGTACTATCCATGGTACGTTTCTTATATCTATAGCTTATAGACCCATCTTTATTAGTGTAAATTATCTCTCCGGTCTTAGGGTCTTTCTTCATAACTGGTTCATACTTATCTCTATCTGTTTTGTTGTTCATATTATAAGTTTTCTTTTCTCCACTAGTAGTAATAACTGTTTTCATTCCAGTCTTCTTATTATATGAACCTTCAACATAGTATAAGTCTTCATCTTTGGCTCTAGTATAAATCAATACTCCTTCAGGTCTAGTAGGGTCATACCAGTCTTTACCCTTTTGGTTTATCTTTGGTTGTCCTCTTCTTTTATCTACCTTAACAGGACTCTTGCTTCTAGATATAATAGTTGATGCTCCACCAACTTTAATATTACCATCTTCATCAATTGTACGTTGATATGTCTTTTTAAGTGATGCTATGTTGTTATCAATATAACTTTGTCTATAATCTAGTTTATGTTTTTCAGCATCTATAACAACCATTGAATGTTTTACAGCTGCTGCTAATTCTTTTTCATTAGCTCCACCTAATGTCATATCAGTAATAAGGTTAGATATCTTTCCCATTTCAAGATTCGTATTTTGCATAATTTTAAATTCTTTACCATTACGACAATAATGCATTACACCATTTGAATCTTTATAAGATGTATTATCATAACCATATTCTGTTTTATTATCAAAACCTTTTAAGTCTTTTAATTCATCCTTACTTATTATTCTTACTTTTCCTCTACGATCATCTGTTGGAATACACATAACAGTATCACCATCAAAGTCAGCACCAGATAATCTGTCAGCTACTTTTTTAGTTATACCAACAGCATCTCCTGAATCATTACCAATTATCTTTTTACCTAATTCATTTTTATGTGTTACTGTAACAATTGGAATCTCAAACACACCACCATGTGGATATCTTATTAAAGCTAATTTAGAACCTTCAGGATATCTAGGTGCATATATTTCATTATCTTTAAGTGTATTAATTGGTACAATTACTTGATATTTTTGTCCAGGTAATGCTGCGGCTTTTAAATCTACAGCTGCTGCATCACAACTATCAGCAAATTTATTAAGATAATATTTTTTTATAGTAGGATTGGTTAATGATTTATATTCTTCAAATTCGTCTTCTTTATAAGCTTTAGCTAAATTTAATTGTTTTCTAGCTAATTCCTTTGATTGTTTGGATAAGAATTGAGAAGGTAATGTATCAGCCCATTCAGACCAATCTCCTTCATCTCTAGCTTTATTTATAAGACCTAATTTAGCTCCAGGATGCTTAGCCGATACTCTATCTCCAGTTTTTGGGTCGTACCAATATTGACCACCTTGTTCAGCGTCTTTGATAGAAGATCCAAATGGATTATCTTTATCTTTCTTAATCTCTTTAAGACATTCCATTTTTGTTTTGTCTCGACCTTTATTAGTATTAAATACTATGTCAACACCATCTGGCATATCATCTGAATATACAGCCATACCTTTTATGTAATGAGTGCCATCAACTAAAATACGAACTTGTGAATATCTTGATGTGCCGAGTGATAAGTCTTTAACTCCTCTACGAATTTCAACAATACCATCTTTATCATTACCTGTTGTTCCGTCAGGTCCAACTTCATCTTTATAACGAATCTTCACACGTTTAGAATTTATACTAGCTGGATAATGGAATTTCTTCTCAAAAGAATCTCCACCATCTCTTGATATATATTCTTTGATAGTTCCGACTTTCTCATACTCAAATATATCTTTATGTTTTTTATCAGGAGTAGTTAATACCTTTTGAGTAGTTGATTGATTTTTATTTGTAGGTTGAGGAATACGACCACTATATACGTGATAGCCTTCTCTTTCTAACATGTATAAAGCTGTATCTAATTTAGTTCTAGATATATTTAATTCAACTTCAACATCTTTACCAATATCTAACATACCATAAGGTTGTTCTTTTAATTTCTCTTTTAGGAAATTAGATGTCTCTTTAGCTTTTAACATTCTTTGTTCAGAATCTCGATTAAGCCAAGATCTAACAACAGATTCTCTAACACCCATTTCTCTACCAATTTCAGTAGCACCTTTTCCATCTTTAGCTAATGCCTTAGCTCGTGCAACGTTAAGTTCTCTTCTTTCATTTGTAGATATAGATATTTCTCTACGATATTGAGTAGTTGTAAGACCAAATTCTTTTTTAATATTTTCAGCAGTATCTTTCCAACCAGTCTTTTTTAGTTCTTCAACTCTACCTAAAAAGTCTATACCATGTTGATATGGGTCTTTACCAGAACCATATGGATATCTTCCAGATCTTCTAGGCATTCCATAATGTTCTAAATATTCTTCGTCAGTCATTGTAGCTTGACCTATATATGATTTAATTTCATCAGATACTTGACTCATTGTTAGATCCTCCCTTCCATATTAATTAATATTTTATTTGATCGGATAATTTTATCCATAATTGGTAAAATATCCTCTGCTGTTGGTTTGTGAATTAATACTTGATCGTTTTGATATAATCTTAATTCAATTTCAATTTCCCCTGGTTTGAATTTATATTCTAAACAAAATAAAGCAGCATATACTTCAAGTTGTTCTATTTTTGCTGGTGTTACACCAGTCTTTAAATCATGGATTCTCAAAACATTATTTTTAAAAGATATAGCGTCAGCTGTACCAAAGAAATAATCAGAATAAAATAAAACAACCTCAGGCGTCATCTTAAACCCAATAGCATCATTAACATATGCATAAAGAGTTTTATTAGACCTAGGTTGTTTGATTCCTAATTTTATTGTTTCAGCTGCCCAGGCATGTAACCTGGTTCCCATTTCTTTTTGTCTTAAGTTTTGAAATACTTCAATGATTTTATCATCGTCATATCTTAACCAGCTAGATTTACTAGCACCAAAAGGAGCATGCAATCCTTCTAGATTTGTATGGTTATTAAATCTCATGTTTTTCTCCCTTCTAATTATTTGTTGAACATTTCCCCTAATTCGTCCAATACTGTCTCTTTATTTTCTGGATATATAAATCTAGAAAAAGACATTTCATTCATCTTCTCAACATAATATTCTTGATTAGGTTGCTTAGATGCTTTTGCACTTCTTTTATTTTCAAGTGTCGCCCATTTGTTTTTATATAAAATAAGTAAGTCTGGAATACCTTGAATATCTCCAGAATCTAATTTAGTTACGATACATCCTGGAAATCTTTCTTTAAGTTCTTTTTTTAACTTAGACTGGAATTCGCTTTCTCGTTTCATGTCAAACCTACCTTTCAAAAATACAAAAACAAAATGAAAAGAGTCGAACGTTATGTCCTTCTCTTTTCTCTCTATTAAAGGGCATGTTTTTTTCGCGAATTGGAAAAAAGAGGAAATTTTATTTTTCTAATATTTCCTATATGTAAACTCATCTAAAGGAAAATTTAAGATTGTTGCTATCTCTTGTACTGTTATAAAATCAGGAATAGTGTCACCATTAACATATCTATTAACAGTAGCTCTTGACAAACCTAAAAGATCAGCTAAATCGTCTTGAGTAATATGTCTACGATTAATTAAAGTTCTTAAACATATTCTAAATTCATTTTTTAATTTCTCTCTACTTTTTCTTTGTTCACTATCTATTATTCCTCTAAAATATCCAGTAAATGTATCATATACATATTTGTCGCCATTTTTAAGTTTTACAAATAAATCATAATCATTTACCATACGAGCTTCTTCTACATCATTTTCTTCAATAGATGGATCTATATGTTTGATGTAATTCATAGTGTTATAATCCATTCTTTCACCTCCTTTTTTACTTTGTGGACAAAAACCCGCTTTTTTTTGAGAAATTCTATATTTTTCTTAAATGTAACATATTTGTTACTTTTACTTTTTTTTTTTAAGTTTATAAAAATATTTGGGTTTTTGACCGAAAACGCTGTAAACCCTTGATAATAAAGGGTTTGCGAGCGGACACTTTTTAAAATTTTTTGTCCATTTGCCCGCTTTTTTTGTCCATGAGACATATTTGTCACATTTTAAAAATCTCAAAAATGACATTTGGACAAATATTTTTGACCGAGGACAAATATTTTTGACCACAAATTGACCAAAAAATAAGAGTATAAGTTTCCTTAAACTCCTACTTTTCTATTTAATATTATGTTTATTCATATAATCATCAATAGCTTCTTTCATACCCTTTTCAACTTCTGGATAATTACTGAAAATTTTATATAAACCATTAGCTATACGTGTTTCACAATGTTTATATCCTAGTATAAATCCTAATCCTACAAACGCTGTAACTGTACAAACTTTTTTTAGTTTTTTCTTAAAATTTTCCTTTTTATATTCCTCAAGTTCTTTGCGTGAATAATAAGTCACTTTTTCATTTTTCATAAACATTTCTCCTTTCATTACATAACATGTTATTTTTGCGAATCAACTTTATTTAGAATATCCTCATAAATCATCTCTTGTAGTGAAGGATATCTAACCCCATTTTCATAAGTTGCCATCAATTTAGCAGTTTCTAATTTCTCAATCAAATAATCTATCAAATAAGCTCTCTTATTCAACAAATCATTCAATTCCTTCTCAAGATTCCTATAATTATTAAGATATTCAATCATACCTTCAAAGCCATTAACCCCTTCAAATCTATGTCCTAATATCTCAACCCAATTTTCACCAGGAGGAGGAAACACCATCAAAGGTTCGTCCGTACACTCCCCATAACGGTTTTTAAATCTATTCTCAAATACATTCCCATATTTCTTATCAAGAATATTACTAGGAATGACTTTAATTTCTTTCAGCTTCATCTTCCAAATCCCTCCATAAACTTAATAAAGTCTTTCAAATTATCATATCTAAATCCTCTATCGTCTACATAAAGAGCTCCAGCTGGTTTCATATTAGTTACACCAACTACTCCATATTTACTCCAGAACATATTTCTATCATCCATAATTTCAAATTCAAGATCAATGTCATTCTTTCTGCAATAAGCATCTAAAAACATTACAATCTGTGTAGCTGGTCTACAACTAGAAATCACAATATTATACATCTGAGATAAATAAGTCATATAATTTAACAATCCTTCATCTATCTCTCCATATATACTTCCATCTCGCCAACCATCATAACCTTTATGTATAACTCCATCAAAATCAAATACTATTGTTGGTCTCATCCTCAATCTCCTTTTTAGCTTTTTCTAGTAATTCAATTAAACCATTTATATGTTCTAATAATCTTTCATCATCTTCTTTTATTATAAGAACTTCTGCTAAACTTTCTTCAAAAGGTAATATATTACCATATGTTAATAAACTCACAATCAATTCTTTAGCTCTTTCTTTCATCTTCAATCTCCTTTATAGCTTTTTCAAATATATTTTTTAATGCCTTCACATGTTCTAATAATAATTCATTATTACCCATATTAATTTCATATATAGTAGATAATCCTCTAGCAGATAATCCAGTTCCTAAATATGACACTATTACAGCTTTAGCAATCTCTTTATTTTTCATTAGATCCTCCAATCATACCACCACATTGCATACCGCCATTAGTAGTCCACCAACATTGCATATTTGAACCATTAAAATTATCAAATTCGCCATTAGCTATCATTTTACTTATAAACATGAAATAGAAAAACATTGAAATAATTACAGCAATAATTACTATTCCGGCTAATAATTCTATTGTCGTAAAACCTTTATTCATACTTCCTCCTATAAATCTATTACCATTCGACCTTCATCGAACTCTAAATGGAACATCTCCACACTGTAACCAGTTTTCACTTTATGTTCTGTTGGTTCTCCAGCATACAGATTACATTTATACTTAACAGATTCTTCATGTGCGTTAAAACCCATATGTTCTATTTCATACTTCAACATAACCTTTTCAATTTGTTTAATTAAATCTTTAACGTCATCGTCTTCATACCATTGTTTTCTAAAATCAGGCATCTTTAATCATCTCTCCATTTCTCAAAGTCATAATATTCTTCCAATCCTAACTTTTTTAATATACCTCTCATACAAACTACGGACTTATTATCCAAACCATAACCACTACGTAAGTATTCAATAATCTCTTCATTTAACAAATCCTCTAAGATATTTAACTCATTAATATCAAACATTTTTTATTTCCCCTTTACTTTAATTACTTCTACACCATGAAATATTCCTATTGGACCTTTAGGTGTATCAGTACTAGTCGAATACCCTATATTCTCTTTCAACCAATTATAAAGTTCATTGGTAACCTCTATTCTTTTGTTACCTTTTTCTAGTTCATCCAAGAAACCTCTATAAGTTTCAATTACTTTTTTCTCCATTATTAATCTCTCCTAAACCTAAATCTTTTCTAACTTCATTTGGTGTTGTTAATCCTAACATTACTTTTGCTGCTTGTTTCTCAAATTTTAATAAAGATACTCCAGCTGCTTTACATACTTCCGCAAAACGTTCGAATTGCTTCTCAGCATATTCAACAGTGTTCTTAGATATCGTAGGATTAGTTTTGTACCATCTGTCATCCGTAAACTCTCCAGCTTCATCAATATTATAAAGATATTCAAATTTACCACGACAATAAGGACAAACTTTATCATCGTCTCTAATAAGAGCATAGCAGTCTAAACATCGTTTCATTATTCGTCAGACCTTTCAGTAGTAAAATCCCATTTATTATTACATGCTAATCCGTTAACATCATTTACTATAGCTATAGTATCAGCACAGCTAACTCTCATACTACTTTCTCTTTCCATTTCCATGACCATTAATATCGCATAGTTAGCTAAATCAATTAAACTATCTCTAACTTTCTCATCCGTAACTTGAGAAGAATAATCTGTTTCTGTTAATTTTTTAACCCTATTGATCTTATCTTCCATCCTAACTAAAAACGATACAGGACCGTATTTTACATACGTATCATGTACCGAATCTCCATAGTCACTATTCTTTTTTTCGTATAACTCAACCATTTCCTCTGTAATATTTTTAAATTTATTAACCATCGTTATTCTCCTTTTATTTTCCTTATTAAATATGTTACCATTTCAATAAACTTATCTATAAAACAAATACAAAAATCCATAATAATACTATTTAAGAATAATTCATCTATCATAAATATAAATGTCCAAAATGTTGCTATTAATACTCCAGCGATTATTACTGTTAAAAATGTTTCCATGTTTCTCCTTTATTTATCAAATATTTCTTGATGTCCTAATCTTAATTTCTCATTAAACACATCTATAGCATAGAAAACAGAATCAGCAGATACTTTTATATGATCATGTCTACCTATCATATATTTGTCATGTGTAGTTAAATATACAAAAGCATTTCCAAATTCTATAGTTCTATCATTTCTTCTTATCTTAGGTGGTATAGCCCAATGTGCAGTTTTTCTTTTAACTTCCCACATGAAATAATTAATATCACGTTCGTACGCAAATTTAATTATATATTTCTCCATTATATCTTCCTTCTCAATTCCTCAAAATGTTTCATCAAATCTATATCAAACATACGTTTCAACATCATTAGATTTAAATTATCTATTGCATACATATCCCTAGATGAAAAATTATATACATAATCTATAGCTACGATTATTTTATTATTATCATCCTTTGGAATACAAAAACACCAACGCCTAATTCTATCATCACGTCTTAAGCATTCATTAACATACATTGTGAATTTTTCTACTACAATATCATAAAATAAACCACAATCATTATTTTTAGATATAGCTTCATCGATTTCATAATTAGTTTCAAACATTTTTATTTCTCCTTTATCAAAGTACAGTTAATACTACTAACTAAATATTTATTTCCATTTTTATCCATTAACTGTAATTGCTCACCTTCATAATCTTTCCAAGTTCTTAATTCAAATTCCTTAGTTTCGTTCCCAATTACACAAATAGCCTTATCAAAGCTGTAATCAAAGTCTACTACTTGTTTATTACATCCAGTTAAAAATATAAGTATAAATACTAACATTATTACAAACACAACCATTCTTGTTATAAAATTCTTATCTTTAAATTTCTTTTTCATTTCTTTCTCCTCTACTTCCTCTAGTTCATCCTCACACATAACATAGCCTAGATCATACCCCTCGTCATCTACGATATGTCCATAATATAACTTTTTGTCAAATCCATATACAAAATCACCTCGTCTCCAACAGAAGTTAAAGCAAGCTGGATTACCTTGCATAGCTTTTTCATCAACTTCATCATGACTAACTTCGAAATCCATTACAAAAGTCTTTCCAGCTAACTTTCTAACTCCATTTATATCTTCATATACAAAATCTTTTTTAACTCTGTATGTCTTCATCTTTCTTCTCCCTAGATACTGCTTTAGTAGCCCACATACATGCTTCCTCCAATTTAGTTGTATATAAACTTTTTTCTCTTCCTTCTGGAATAAAACAATCTAACACATTGTATAAATCAGTAAAATTTTGTTGTATGTTATTGATCCTTGCTAATTGTTCCCCAGTTATTTCTCTACTATAAAATTTATCTGTTCCCATTATTATTTTCCTTTCCTTCTAATTCATCCATCATATTTAAAACCCTACCAAACGTTCCGACACTAGTAGTGATGAATTCGTCCGTAGGGTCCTTAGCATTTTCATTCAGAGCAACTATAGTTTTCTCTATCATATGTCTTAATTTTTTCCAGTTATCTAAAGGTTCTTCTATGATTACTATCTCATCGCTCAAACTATAGGTATTGTTTCTCAAAAAATAGAAAATATTATTTCTATCATCTATAGTTGTAATTTCTCCATTATTATATATCCAGTTTATAGCACTTCTTTCCGATGCTGTTGGACCATAATTCACATAAAACTTAAAAGATCCTTCTTCTCTCTTTTCAGCTTTATTTAAAATATCAATTAGTTTAGTCACTATTTATCTCCTTCTTTATTAATATAACTTATTCTTGTACTAGGTATAGGTCTAATATTTTCTTTTAATTCTTCGTATTTTCCTTTTATTATTAATAACTCTTTATATTCTTCCATTGTTATTGTTATTTCTTTCATTATTTATCTCCTTCTCTTTTAAAATTCACAAATATAATTGCTAATAGTATAAATATAAGTGAAAATATTGCATTTAAATTATCAAGTGGTATTTTATCTAACATGAATAAAAACCACATTAACCAACACATAATTCCCCAAAAATATTTCATTTCTTTTTCACCTTATCTTTATCCCAATTATCTATCTCAACATCAAAACCATGTTGTTGTAATACTTTGGTAGAATATTTATAATTGCCACCATAAAAAGTATGAGTGCTTAAATATACATGATGATCAAAATAGTCATGATACATTTGTCCAGTACAGTTACATTCGAAGTCATCACCTTGACCAGTAGGTTTATCTGTAATAGGTATAATCCATCCACTACACATAAATTCGTCTACTAATATTTGATATGTATCATTAGCAGGAACCTTAGCTAGTTCCTTCCAAGTTTTAATTAATTTAGTCATCTAAACCCCTCCAAACAATTTCAATGTAAACTCTTAATAACATAATAAGTATCATTGGATTCCAAATATCAAACTTTTCAGCTACTAATCCTATAATCACAAACATTACTATAATAGCTAATTCTTTAATCAGTGTTTTCATTCTTCAACTCCTCATCATTATAATATCTTTGAGGTTTAATTCTTGTTACAGTAACTTTACCAACATCTGGATATCGTCCAATACTAATGTATGTCTCATTATTTTTTATTTCTTCATCAGTTAATAATGCATATTCAAAATCTATTTTGTTCAATATAGCTGCGAATAAATTAGTATCATATTCATACTTTTCTTCAATGCCTTCTAAATAAGCTATATAATCTTCTATATATTCCATATCTTGTTCACATTGACTAACCCCTTCATTATCCTCCGTATAACCTTCTAACCATACTTTTTTAAGAAGTTCTCTAACTCTCTCCTTGTCCGTTTTCATTTTTTACCCCTTTCAACATATTCTGAAGTTCTTCATCAGTATATTGTCTATTTTTATACACAGTGTCTAATTGTTTTTCTTTTTTATGTAACTCAGATAATATGAATGGTCTATTATCTTTCGATGTCAATCTATTTTTGACACTATCGAATTTAGATAACATCTCTATGTCTTTTTTTACTTTTCTACGTTCTTCTCTGATTTTTTTTAATTCTTTCACCATTCTGTAACACCAAAGAATGTTAATTTTGTTATTTTCAATATAATGTAATAAATCCTGTTGTCTCTCATTTAATACAGTTAATCTAGTTGCTAATGAACTATTATATTCGTCTACTTCATTTAAAATATCAATTGCTTCACTGAGCTTCTCCATTACATCCATCTTTGACTCCTTTCTATTTTTTCGATTCTATACCCAAATATGTTTTAAGTTGTTTTTTACTTAATTTTATTTTTTCATCAATATGTAATACTAATATTTTTTCAACTCCTAATATTCCTATCCATTTGATTAATTCTTTATCTGTTAATTTTGGTATATCCATCATTAATTATCCTTCCCTATTTGCATTAAACACATTAACGCTATTCCTGCAAATGCACCCAATATAAACATTATCATCTAGTACCCTCATTTCTTACTTTCTTTTTAGTTTTTGGTTGAAGATCTACATCGTTTTTTAAACTAGGAACCCTACTCCATAATTCATAACAAATTGCATCCCACTCAGCATTCAATTTAGCAATAGCTGCATCTTTTTTAAGTTTTTCTAATTCTAAATCTGTAGTTTCTTTTATTATTTCATTTAATCTATTTGCTAATTGTAATGTCGTTTTATCTTTCATTGATAACCCTCTTCTCCTTTTAAAAAAATATTTTTATTTTAATTGATTTTTAGACCCTTTGATTGTCATATCCACAAGTCCATTTAGTTCATCTTCGTCTAATATCCCTTGTCTAAGTAAAGTTTCCAAATAACTAGCTGTAGCTGTTAATATTGATATTCGATTTCCTGTTATGATTTGTTTTGAATTCCCCATACCAGGATGTCTAAAAATATAAATATCACAATCGTATAATTCGTTAATTTCCCCTTCTATTTTTGGTGTTTTACCTATAAATACTTCATCTATTTCTTTTCTAAATCTACCAATAATTTCATTTATTTTTTCTTCCATTATTTTGTCTTCCATCTTTACATCTCCTTTTGCTTAATACTTATTATTCTCCATATTTTATAAACAATTTTGCGTACTTACAAAATTCATTAATTCCGTTATCAGCAATAATAGCCAACATTAACTCAACAACATCTTGAGTATTCTTTTCAAAAATATAAAACCCTCTACCTTTTTTGTAATAATCTAAAGGCTCTTTATAAGGTTTGTTATAATCTGGTTTTTTATTTGAATACACAATTCCAGCACTTATCCAATCACAAAGCATTTCTACAATATATTCTTTCGGTATTTTACAAGGCTTATTTTCGTAAGAACCAAGATTATCAATCCAATATTCCCAATGATGTGGATTCTTTCCTCTATGATGTAACCAGGCTAATGAATATCCTTTTTCTTCTTTCTCTATATCTATTGGACTTCTTGTACCAGTGTAATATTTAGCACTATTTAAAAATTCCGTCGGACCAAATTTACTTAAGTCGTGTAATAAACCTCTTTTATAAATTCCACATTTAAAACAAAATTTCATAACATATAATTTATGTTTAGATATGATCATCAGATGTTTTATGTATTTCTTCATATTTTTCTCCTTTTAATATTTGTTTTATCACATTCATTTCGGCTAGATATATAGGATTTCTATGAAATGAATTATCTTGTCTAACCGGTTTTGTTAATATAGTTATTGAATTAATTGCTTTGTTAAAATTAGCATGATATACAGCATTCTGACGATTAACCGCATTAAATCTATTTTGCCACCAGGTTATACTAGCATTAGCGTCTTTTAAATCCATCTTTAATTTTTCAAGTTCTTTTTTTAATCTTCCGAAATATAAAAGAAACTCTATTTGTTGATCGGTCAACGGACCGTCATCCATAACCCATTCTAATATTTTGTCTCTATCCCATTCGTTAGGATTAAATTCTGGAACCATTATGCATCACCATTTTTACCATTAACCTCGTCTGCTATTATCGAAGCTAAATCTAAATATTCATTATGATTTTCAACCGCTATACGTGTAGGATTTTCTGCATCATAAGCGTACGTAATTACCAAATATTCACCGTAATCATCCATTTCATAATGCATCTTTCTAATATTTGTAATGTCAATATAAGTATCATTAACTCTAAACATGTTATTTTTCCTCCTTCATAGCTTTCGCTAATCTATCTTTGAAAGTGTCTTTACGTTTCATAACTTTACTACCGCAACGAGGACATACACCCCAACCAAATTTATTGAAATCCTTATACCAAACAATACACCCACATGTACATTTAATAGATTTCTTTTTTAGTGCTTGTGCTGCTCTCATACCTTTTTTAACATCGTTTTCAATCATATTTTCTATATTCATTTTTATTCCCTTTCTAATTCATCCTTACCCCTATAAATATAAATAGAAAGACCAACAGTATAATCTGTCAGTCTCTCCGAAAATATCATTACTCGATAGTAACTCTAAGTTTTGTAACCGTAACCCCCATAACTCCTGCATAACCATCTTGACCTTTATTAGTATCAATATCGTTTTGCCATCCGAAGTTATTAACTTTGTACATAGCCTTTTTATAAGGTCTAATATCATTAGGTGTATAATAATAAATTTGAATAGCA